CACGACGCTCTTCCGATCTAGCAGTTCGAGGACTTCAATATAACCGTATTTCAGGCCACGGGCGACCTCGGCATCTGGCTTTCCACGCTTATGGGCGCGCTCGTCCCACTTTCGCAGCTTATGCCGCTGCTTATCGGCATGGGCAACCTTATGGCATGGATAAAAGGCTTGCAGTGGGCTGCCATGTGGTCGCGCGTTCAGGGCTTCATCTATGCCGCCCGCCTGCAAATGGCGTTCATGAACCGAGAGCTTATTACGGGGCAGTTCGCCTCCAACGGCTTTTTTGTCAATATCACCCGCGCGACGCTGGCGGTGCTTCGGTTTGCCACAGTGGGGATATTCCAAGCCCTGAAAGGTCTGGGCGCGCTGGTTCTGTCGTTTGTCACGGGCGGGACAGCCTCGACCACTTTCGCGGGTGTCGCTTCTGCTTCCTTTGGCGCTTTCAAGCTGGCTGCCACTGCCGCCTGCCGTGCGGTCAGCGTGGCCATTATGAGCATCCCGATTATCGGGTGGATAGCCGCGGCAATCGCGGGGCTTATCGCACTGGGCGTCTATTTTTGGAACACTTCGGCGAAGTTCCGCGCCACCCTGAAAGGTCTGGGCGCGTCCTTTGTCGCTGTATTTAAGGGCATCTGGGATTTGGCTAAAAACGTCTTCGGCAGTATTGGCGACCTTATAAAAGCTGCTTTCTCCCTTGACGGTCAAGGCATCAAAGACGCCATAAACAGACTTAAAGGCGGCTTTTCGGAGTTCGGCACGAACGTCGGCAAGGCGTTCAATGACGCATATAACGCCGAAATGGCTGCCAGCAAGAAAGCGGAGGAGGCCAAAAAGAAAGGCAAGCCCGACCCGAACGCCGCGGGCGGTGAAGTCCCCACGGTGGACGTGCCGACTGTCACGCCGCCCGACCCGACAGGGGGCAGCCTCGGAACTGTCGGCGGCGGCAAAAGCGAGGGCGGCGGTAAAATCAGGAATATAACGGTCAATGTGGACAAGCTGGTGGAGCGTTTCGAGATACACACCACCAACCTGTCCGAGGACTTGGGAAAGGTCAAGGATATGGTGGGCGAAGCCTTGCTGTCAGCCCTTAACGACGTAAATCTTGCAATGTAGTATGACACCGATAAGTTTCATGTTCATAGCCGCAGGCGCGGCCACACAGGCGAAAGGGCTGCTGTACAGGATGCAGCCCTCGCGCACGGGTCAAGCCCCGAACTGGGACGGTCACGGCGGCGGTATCACCCCGCACGAGGTCAGCAGCCCGATAACCGATAAAAGCTATTGGGAGGGGCGTTATGTGCTTTGCGAACTGACGCTGCGCAAGCAGGACGGCCAGACGCTTGTAATCAATGACGCCGTGTGCGCCATCAGCCGCGCGAAAAACATAGTCACCACGCAGATGGTAGGCATGGACGGCACGGTGAAAGAATACATCAACGAGGGCGACTACCAGATAAACATCGTTGTCGGTGTGGCCGCCGTCCGTAACGGTGTCATCGTGGACGAATACCCCGAAGACGGGCTGCGCGAGCTTCGCGCCTTTTTCGACGAAAAGGCGGCCATCGACGTGCACAGCGTCTTTCTGGAGATATTCGACATCGGCAGTATCGTGATAAAGAACTTTTCCGTATCGCAGGACACGGCCAGCAATTACCAGAGCGTGAGCATTTCGGCCATGAGCGACGGAGATTATAACGTGTACAGCACGGAGTATTAAACAGTAATTAAACGGCATTCAAACGATGTACAGGCTGACGGCAAAAATAGAAATCACGGGCGCGAAGTCTTGGCGGCTTGAAAAGGTCACGGAGGTGGAAATCACCCGTGACACCGAAAAGCTGACGGACGAATGCCGCCTGACGCTGCCCAAAAAAATCAAGTGGGACGGCGCGGCCGAGATACCCGTCCAGCGCGGCGACGTGGTGAAAGTGTGGCTGGGCTACGACGGTGACTTGCAGCTTGCCTTTGTGGGGTACGTGCGTGATGTGGGTTTTAAGACGCCCGTCGTCATTACCTGCGAGGATGAAATGTTCAAATTGAAGCAGATTGAAGCGAAGAAGAAAGCCTACAAGAGCGTGAACCTTGAAACCCTGCTGAAAGAACAAGGCCTGAACTACCCGCTGCGCGTGATGGGTGAACAGAACCTCGGGCAGTACCGTGTCACAGCGGACACCGTGGCGTCGCTTCTCGGCCATTTGCAGGAAAACGGCGTCCGCTCGTTCTTCCGTTACGAGGACGGCAGCCCCGTGCTTTATTGCGGTGTCCTGTTCGAGAGGGACAGCCGCCCGTCGCAGGTCTTCGCCACGGGGGTGAACATCATCGACGACCAGAGCCTCGAACAGCAAAAGGCCGAAAACATGCGCCTGCGCATCAAGGCGGTCAGCCTTATGCCGAACAATAAAAAAATCAGGGTTGAAGTGGGCGACGCCGACGGCGAACACCGCACGCTCCATACCTACAACAAGCAGGAAGCCGAACTCAAAGCGTGGGCGCAGCAGGAAATCAAACGTCTTAAACGGGACGGCCTCACGGGCAGTTTCAAGACATTCGGTTACAGGCTGGCGGACAAGCTGGACGCCATCGGCATCAAGATAGACGGTGAGAAAAAAGGCGTCTATCAGGTAAAGAAAAATATAATCAAATACGGCACGGGCGGCTTCCGTCAGGAAATCACGCTCGGCCAGCGTATAGGAGAATGAACAATATAAAAGAAACCATCAGGCAGTTGGCACAGGGCGGCCGCCAGAGCGTGAGCCTTGTTTGTACTGTGGACGCCGTGGACAAGACGGCGCGCACGGTGGACTGCACGCCGTTGGACGAAAGCGCGCCGCTTCTGGGCGTGAACCTGCAAGCCAATCAGGAAAGCACGTTCGGCGTGGTGGCATTCCCGAAAGTGGGCAGTTACGTGGTGGTTGGCTTTGTGGCCGACGGTGCTGCGGGCGTGGTGCTGCTTACCGACGAAGTGGAAAGCGTCGAGGTGGCAATCAGCGGCGATACCGCCCGAATTTCGGCCGACAAGGACGGCGTGCGCGTTCTGATGGGCGACGACACCAGCGCGGAACTGACGAAAGAGGGCATAACGCTGAACGGCGGCGGCTTCGGCGGCACGGTCAAGGTCGGGCAGCTGACCGAACGAATCAACGCCATAGAGCGGGACATCAACGACCTGAAAAGCGTGTTTTCTGGGTGGGTGGCCGTCCCGCAGGACGGTGGCGCGGCCTTGTCCGCCGCCGCTGCCGCATGGAGCGCGACCCCGCTTGAACTGACACAGCGGGGTGATTATGAAAACGAAAAAGTGAAACACGGATGAACGGCATACTGATAGACGCGGAAAGTGGCGACCTGCTGATAGAGCGCGGCAGTGTCGTAATCGGTGACACCGACAGCCAGATTGCCGAGTGTGTCCTTGTAGCCATGCGCGGCGAGTGGAAAGAATGGCCGCTTATCGGCGGCGAGATGAAAAAGATGCTTGGCGGCGAGGTGGACGTCATGTGGCGCGGTCAGGTCAAAAAAATGCTGGAAGCCTGCGGGCTTGACGTCGAGAAAGTGAGCATAACGGAAGACAACATTATAACAGTGGAGTGATGGAGGTAAAAGTAAAGGACAGGCAGAGCCTGCTCGACATGGCCGTCCAGACGGCTGGCAGCATGGAGGCCGCTTTCGGCCTTTCGGCCGCCAACGGCGTGAGCCTTACGGACACCCTCGCGGACGGGCAGGTGCTTGACACGGTGGTTGCCGAGAATGCCGACACGGTGCGCCGTTACAGCGTTCAGGGCATCCAGCCCGCCACGGCATTGAGCGAGGAGGAAATGGCCGCGCTTGCGCAGGAGGGCATCAACTTCATGGGTATTGAAATAGATTTTGTAGTAAGTTAAAAATAAGACAATGGCACGTACAATCGCAGAAATCAAAGACAGCATGACGGCCGACCTCATGCGCAATCCCGACGTGGCCCGCGCCTACGGGTTTGAAACAGGCGCGGCCTTTTCCTCGCATTTCAGCAAGGTAAGCGTCGAAAGCCTGCTTTTCTATATCGTCGCCTGTGCGATGTGGGTTCTTGAAAACCTGTTCGACCAGCACAGGCGCGATGTGGAGCAGCGCATCGAGGCCATCATCCCGCACCGTCCGAAATGGTACAGGGACAAGGTTCTGGGCTTCATGAAAGACAAGACCCTCGTTCCCGACACGGATCACTACGACACGGAGGGTATGAGCGACGGCGACATCGAGGCCGCACGCGTGGTGAAATATGCCGCGGCCAGCGAGAATGCGGACGCCTCCATCCTTACCATCAAGGTGGCGGGAGAGGTCGGCGGTGTTCGGCAGCCTCTTGACGCCGACACGGAAATCCAGCTTCTTGCCTATATCGGTGAAATCAAAGACGCGGGCGTCCGTGTGAACCTCGTGAACCAGACCGCCGACGTGTTCCATTGCGAGGTCGATGTGTACTATGACGCCATGCTGCTGCCTGAAACCGTCGAGACGCAGTGCAGGGAAACGATACGGAACTATATCGAAAACCTGCCTTTCAACGGTGAGTACAGCAACATGGCACTTGTGGACGAACTCCAGAAAATCGAGGGCGTGCGCATCGTTGAGATGAGCGGTGCGACCACGGAGGTGGACGGTGAAAGTACCCCTACCGACATAGACGCCCGTTTTACCCCCGCGGCGGGCTATTTTTCCGCGGGCAACATAACAGTCAATATGAAATCTTACAAATGAGTGTGTACGATGTCAAGATAAAACGCCTTGCGCTCCTGCTGCTTCCCACAGCCCTGCGCAAGCCCCTTGTGGCGGCTTTCATGCAAAGCGCGGTACAGGGTTGCAGCGTGCTGCACGGCGAGTTCATGCGATGGCGCGACGATAAGGATTACAGGCTCTGGCACAACGGTCAGGTCTGCCACTTGCGCGCGGTTCTGAACGACACTTTCGACCAGACGGAGCGTCGTATCACCGTGGACGACGAGGACAGCGGCGGGCTGCGCGGCGCACGCCTCTTTACGCGGGACATGGACAGGCATATCCTTGTGCCCGTGCGTGGCGGCGGCAAGGCTTTCATCATCAACCGCCGCGGCTACGGCGGTGTGAGCGGCTTCGACTTCTGGGTGTCCGTGCCGTATGCCCTTATGGGGAAAATCGACGAGACACGCCTTGCCGCGGTGGTAAGCACCTATAAACTTGCCTCCAAACGTTGGACGATAAATTATAATTAAACACTGATAAAAGACTTTTAGAATGGAAACGATAGGTAATTTCCTGACCCAGCCGAACAAGGATTTTCCGCTTGACTGCGACACGCTTGACATGTTGCAGGCGGGCACGGCACTTGTGGCCGCACTGGGCAATATCGCAGGCGACAAACTTATTCTTACAGGCTGCGAGCTGACGAACAACGACACGCAGCGTGCCGCGGGCTATGTGTTCGTCAAGACGCGTGACTATCCGCACGGCGAGGTTCTGCGCTGGGAGGGCGGCAACATTTCAGGTGGTATGTACGTCAAGATGGAGGACGTTCCTGTGAATGCGCAAGGCTTTGAATACCCGAAAGCCTACACGCGTCGGACGCTTGCTGCAGGCGTGGGCAGTGAAAATTTCAAGTGGGCGGACTTCAAGAAACCGAAGACGTCGGCCGAACTTGAAAAGCTGATTGCCGACCTTGCCAAACAACAGTCGGACGCCGCGGCAAAATCCGTCAGCGAGCCGCTGGGCATCGTCAAGATGTGGGCGGGTGTGAAAGTCCCCGAAAATTACGCCCTGTGCGACGGCGCAATGTTGAAGACCAGCGAATACCCCGAACTTTACAAAGCCCTCGGCACTGCTTTCAACGCTGGTGTGAACTACAACGGTACGCGTTACACCACGCAAAGCGGTTTTTTCCGTCTTCCCGACCTGCGCGGTCGTTTCATCGTGGGTTATAACGACCTCGATGACGAATACAAGAAATACGGCAACACGGGTGGCGAGAAGAAACACGCCCTCACCATCAACGAAATGCCGAGCCACACCCACCCGCAGAACCTTTGGCAGGAGGACAGCGGCACATGGAAAGGCGGCGGTCGCAATTCCTCGCCCAATTCAACATCGAAACATGACAGGACGGTGCAGTTCGGAAACACGAACGCCACGGGCGGTGGCGCGCAGCATGAGAACCGCCCGCCGTATTATACCCTTGCCTACATCATGAAAGTACGATAACCCGATAAAAGAACACTATAATGCCAATAAGAAGCATCGCACAGTTAAAGGCGTGGTTCCGTCGCGGCAAGTACCCGACGGAGGAACAGTTTGCCGACTGGCTCGACAGCTACGTCCATAAGGAGGAAAGCAAAATCCCCATCGCGCAGGTAGAGGAACTGCCTGAACAGCTAAACGGCAAATACGCTGCCACCGCGGGGCAGGAGCTGGAACGGCAGCACCGTGAATTGAAAAGCGACTATGACGCGCACAAGCAGTCTTCGGCCGAACAGTTTGACAACATCGCTGAGAACATCGAGGAACTGGAAGCCACTGACGAACGGCAGCAGGAAGAAATCGACGCTCTGGAGGCCGAGGTGGAGAACATCCATAAGAAAGACGCCGCGCAGGACAAGGAAATTGCCGCGCTACATAAGACGGACAGCGACCAGCAGGCTGAAATCGACACGGCCAACGCCAATCTGGAACACCTGCGGAAGCGTCTGCACCCGACAGCCGTTTTCGGCTCTCTGGAAAGCACGTTTTCCGCGCTTGGCGCGAATTACAGCACTTTGTGGGCTTTGGCTAACACGCTTAAAACCTTTCTGGAAGCAAAGGACACTGCGGACAGCACGATAAACCGCTGGCAGGAAATCGAAACCTTTTTGCAGGGCATTACCGACACCGAAACCCTTTCTGGACTGCTTGAACAGCTTGAAAAGGACATCACCACTGCTTATGACAGAGCCATCGCGGCCGCTGTCAAGGTGGAAAGCGACAGGGCAAAGGGCGCGGAGGCCACGCTGCAAACGAACATCGACGGGGAACGCCAGCGCGCGGAAGCGGCCGAAACGGCACTCGGAAAACGTATCACCGACACGAAAACGGGATTGCAACAGTCCGACGCAGAAATACGGCAGGACATCGCTGCGGTGCGTCAGACCATCTTTGCCATACAGGCCGACAGCAGATCGGAAGAGCACACGTC